GGGTTCGACGGTTGGGCGGCCTACGTCAACGGGATCCAAGCGGGTCTCCTCACTCGCGGCCCCGACGACGAGAAGTGGGCGCGTCGTGTGATCGGTGCGCCCGAGCTCCCCGTCGAGGTAGTGGCCGACCTCCCCGAACCGGTTGGAGCTGCGACGGCGACGACTGCGACGACGGTCCTCGGTATGCTCTCCCCGAACTCGGCGACGCCTCTCGCCCCCGAGGCGGCGGTCATCCTTCTAACGATCTCGGGCCTTGCCGAACCAGTGGCGCGACAGCTCGTTGACGCCCAGACGCGCCTCTCTCTCGCGGCCCCCGTCGCGGCGGAGGCAGTGGCGGCGGTCCCAGTGGCAACGGTCGAGGGCGTCCCCGCAGACGCCGTCCCGCAGGTCGTCCTCGAGGGCAACGTCGAAGTCCCGGCGGCGATCGGTGAAGCGTCGGCCTTTGCGCCGGTGTCTCCATCCCTCTCGGCGTCGGAGGCCTCGAGCATCGCGGCGGCACTGGGCGAACATCCCGAGGTGGTCGTTCCCGACAAGGTCATGGCGGCGGCGGCGGCGGCTATCCTCGCGCACCGCATCGCGGGCAAGTCTCGGACGACCGACTCCGAGGCCCTCATGATCGCCCGCGACCTTGCGGCGGGCAAGCGGTTAGCCTGGTCGCGTGTCCTCGGCCTCGCGGACTACTTCTCCAAGGTCTACCCGCGGCACTTGTCGTCCAAGTCCTTCGCGGACGGCGGCCCCTCCTTCCACGCCTACGCCCTGCGGGGCGGCGACGCGGCTCGGGGTTGGGTTCGGTCGCTCCTGGTAGGCTATGCCACCCGCGCCCACCGCACCGCCTCGACGTTGGGCGAGCTCGGCGGTGACCTCGGCGACGGAGAAGGGGAAGGGGTCCTCGTCATCGGCGGCGACGGCCGCGAGTTCACAACCTACCGAGAACTCCGACCCGAGGAGACGGTAGTAGGTTGGGTCACCCTTGCGGAGACTCGTAACGACCTCGACGCCCAGCTCGCGGTGAAGATCGACGAGATCGCAGGTCGTCATCGCATTGCAGTGATCGGTGGTCTCGCGGACGGTTGGCAAGCGGGGGAGCGGGATCGGATCTGGGCGACCTACGTCGCCGAGTACCAGGCGGCCTTGACGGCGGCGGCGGGTGGCCTTCGGGCGGCGACCGAGGCCGAGGTGACGGACGAGATCAAGCGGTCGGTCCGTTCGGGTGCGGCGGCGGGCGCGACTACCTCGGCGGAGTCCGCGCAACTCGCGGCGGCGGCGACTACGGCGGCCAACGCCCAGTTCGCCACGGCGGCGGCGGCGACGCAGAAGGCGGGCGAGGTCATGGCGGACAGGGTACAGGGTGAAGTCGAGGCGGCGATCCTAGCGGGCGGCGACCTCGACAACTTCGCGACTCGGATCACGATCGCCGGTCTCGTCAAGGAGGCGGCGGGCTCGCGGAACATGGTCGCCTCGGCCTCTCGTATGTCATCCTATGCGGCGGCCCCCGGTGCGAACCTCCCAGTCCCGAACGAGGTCATTCGAACCTCCATCCCCGACGCCAACCGTTGCGAGGTGTGCGCGGAGGCGGACGGGAACCGCTACGACGTGGCCTCGTTCGTGGTCGGCGACCAGTTGAAGCTCCCGCCGCTACCCGACCCGAACTGCGAGGGCCGCTCGGACTGTCGGTGCGGCTACATTGGAGTCTACAAGCGGTGAGACTTGCAACGGTCGCAGTCGCAGTCGGCGAGGGCGTACTTCGCCGGGGCCGCGCCCGACCCCTTCTCGACGTGGAGGATAGCCCCCGCCTCGAGGAGTCGCACGAGCTCGGCGCGAACGGCGGCGGGGGAGGTCCCCATGGGCCACTCGGTCGCCCGAACGAGGAGGCCCCCAAGGTGCGGCGGGCTTGGGTGGAAGTCCAAGCGGTGGCACTGGGTCAAAAGATCGAGAAGGATCCGTTGTCGTCGGGTTAGCATGGGGAGGCCTGTCGATAGGGGTGCGGGTAGTGCGCCGAAACGAACGCTAGCGGCACCCCTAGCGGCCTCCGAGGGCTAGGCAAGGGGGCTAGCAAGGTGCAATCTCGGCCCATGCGTTACTCCCGACCCAAAATGCGAACAGTGGCCGTTGACCTCGGCGACGACTCCGGCCTCCGGTGGGTCTCCCTCATCCCTCGCGGCGTTATCAACGCCCACGGGATGAAGTGGGACTTCGACGCCGAGGAGACCAACCCCGACGAGCTGCGGTTCCGTTGGGAGGACGCGGTCGAGTCGGTCCAACGTTGGCTCCTCTCGTTCGCGCCCCCGGTTGCGATCGAACACGACAAGAACGGGACGGCCGCGGGGTACCTCCGCCGAGTCGTCACCCTGTCGCAGTCGGAGGCGGCGGCCCATGGCATCGCCCAACCCTCCTCGGAGATGCTCTACGGCGGCCTCGACCTCACCTCCCCGAAGTGGGCGGCGGCGTTCGACGACGGCGAGATTCCCTACGTCTCTCCGAACATTCGCGCCTGGGCGGGAACGGAGCTCGACGAGGCCCCGGTCTACCCGTTCGCGATCGGCGAAGTTTCGTTCGTCACGGTACCCCAGATCAAAGCCCAACAGGTCCCCGTCGCGGAAATGCGCGGGGTCTCTCTCTCCGAAGGTGACCCGATGAAGATGTCTATGGAAGAATGCGCCGCCTACTGCGCCGAGAACGGTATGGACGAGGCGGCGATCGCCGCTCTGATCTCCAAGCTGTTCCCCGAGCTCCACAACGCCGCCCACGCGGCGAACCCCGAGCTTGCGGACGAGGCCCCCGAGGCCGACCCCGAGGCCCTCGAGGGCGCGGCTCTGGAACTCCAAAAGGCCGCCCAGGAGATCGAGGAGAAGAAGGTCGAGGAGGACGCTATGCTCTCCGAGGTCAAGCGTCTCAAGTCGGACCTCTCGGCCGCCCGTCGCGCGGTCGCCCTGGCGAACGTCAAGGTCGCCCTCGGCAACCGCAAGGTCTCCGCCCAGACCGAGTCCATGCTCGCCGACGCCTTCATCGTTGGCGGTGGCAAGTTCGAGGCCCTTCTCAAGGACCTCTCGACGCCGGCCGCTCGCCCCTCGGCCCCTCTTGCTCGCACGATCGCCCCGATGGGCCGCAACTCGGCGGAGGTCACCCTCTCGGAGGTCATGGGCCGCCCCGAGAAGTTCGCGACCCTGTCGGAGGATACCCAGTGGAAGTTGATCACCGAGCTCTCCGAGAAGGAGAAGTGTCACCCGGCCTTTGCCGCCTCGTGGATCACGTTCGGCGAGACCCCCGCCACTGTCATCGAGACCCGCGCCACTAAGGGCCGGTTCTAAGCTACCCAACCCACCAACGCCCCTCGCGGGCTAGGAGTACGTCATGGCCTTTGGATACGTCACCTACAAGAACTTCGCTCCGGTCAACCAGATCGCGAGCAACCTCACGAACTCGGAAGGTTGCGGCCTCTCTCTTGCCGGCGAGGGTGCCGTCGAGCTCGCGGAAGATGAGACCTATGCCCCCTACGCGATCGTCGCGGTCGGTACCGACTCGATCACTCCGGGCACCTACCCCTCGTCCCCCGTCGCGGGCTCGCTCGAGATCATCGACCAGCTCGGCGTCGCCGTCCAGGCTCGCGCCTCGGACGCGGGTGGCATCTCGGCGGGCGACACCGTCGTGATTGACGGATCCGCTTCGGTCAAGGGCGCGTTCAAGACGAACGGTATGCCGGCCGACGGAACCTACGTTTGGGGTATGGCTCTGACCGATTGCTCGGCCGACGAGCAGTTCATCCTCCGCTTTTCGCCGTACCGCGCAGTCGTCCCCGCCCCGTAACCCACTCGCGCCTCCGCGCCCCTTTTCGATCGAGGTAGCCTATGTCCTTCGCTTTCCCCTCAACTGGCGTCAACTCCGGCGCGTTGCGTCCTGGAATCCTTCAACGGATCTCCCTCTACCGTGGCGGCTCGGACTCGGCGGTCTCGCTCGAGCTCTCCCCGATCGTCAAGGTCATGACGCGCGCCGGTTTCTACCACTACTTCGCCGAGAACGACGCCCTCGTCACGACGGGCGCGCAGGGCATCAAGCCGATCGAGCTTGACACCCCCGCCGTCCCGGGTGGCCTCCGCATCGCGAGCGGCTCCTACAACTCCTCGGTCTACCGTTGGGGTCACCAGGTCTTCACGTTGAAGCAGATCCAGGAGTTCGCGGCTCGCGCCGAGGACATCACGGCGGTCTTCGCGATGAAACTCCAGACGCAGGGCGCGCAGCACCACGCGGCGGTCGTCGGTTCGGCCCTCTCGAACTCGGACAACTACGGCTCGGGCCTCTCGGTCCCGAACGGTAGCGCGGCCTCGGCCTCGCTCCAGTCGACCTTCAACTCCCTCCTCCTTGCCTCGGCGGCGGACGGCGCGGACATCTTCACCGGTCGTTGGGTTGCGGTCTGTAACCTCAACACGGCGAACGCCCTTCTCCAGAAGAACGAAGTTCAACAGATGGGCTACTCGATCGCGGCGGCCACGGTCTCCGGCGCACTTGCCCAGGCCCGCACCGGCGCGGCCGATTGGTCGCAGTTGAAGGCGTTCTTCGCCTCGAAGCTGATCTGCCCGGTCGACTTCGTCTGCCTCCCGCAGTTCCTCCCCTCGGCGGCCTCCCAGACGGGTACTCCGGTTATGGTTGACGGCCTCGTCTCCATCTACAAAGTTGCCGAGGCGAACGGCGACTCGGGGTTCATCCAGACCTTCACGCCCGACCCGAACGCGGCCCTCGGACAGGTCATCTCCTACGACTCGCAGAACCCCCGCGGTATCGCGATGTACATCGAGTCCGACTACGCGGTACAGGTCCTCGGCGGCTCGGCCAACAAGTGGGCCCGCTACGCCTACGACATCTCCTAACGGAGCTCTAGGGGCCGCTCTACGGGGCGGCCTCCCTCGACGGGGGCTAGGGTTCCACCCCTCGCTCTAGTCCCCTTCAAGGGAGGCAACCATGGCCGAGATCTTCACCTTCGACGTAGTGCCCGCAGACATCGGGCGTCTCCTTCCTCGAATCGCCTTCTCGACGGACTCCGCTCCGACGCAGTTACAGGCCGAGGACATCATCCTCGACTGGGGCGCGGAGCTGTCGGCGTTCTTGACGGGTATGGGGGTCGCGGTCCAAGCGGTCAACGATCACCCGACCTACGCCCTCTACCGGGTGTGCCAACGGTACGTCCTCCTCCGGTTCGCCGCGCAGGTAATCCGCCTCCGAAACCAGAACGACCAGACCATGGCCGACCGCCTCGACGCCCAGGCGGACGGGTTGAAGGACGTCCTACGGAAGACGCCGGCGGACATGGGGGCCCAACGCCCGAACGGTCCGAACTCGCCGAACATCCTCCGCTCCAACGCGACCTATGCGGCGGAGATCTACCTCAAGTCACTGAACTCTCGGTCGAGGGTAGCGATCAACGCCGCCGTCGATCGGATGTAGTCGAGGCCGTATGTTCCTCACCCTCAAGAACAACGCCCAGGACGGGGTCGAGGCCCTCGAGCTCGCGATTCGCAACGCGGGCGATTGGTCGAAGTTCTGGGGCAACCGGAACTCGCCCCTCTCGCGGGTCTGGGCGCGGTCGCGCCAAGAAATGTTCATGACGCAGGGTGCGTCGACGGGTTCGACGTGGCCTCGGTACACCTACGCCGAGAAGAAATACTGGCTCCCGATCAAGCGGTGGGCCTTGGGTACCAAGCGGATCGAGGCGCGACACATCCTGCGGTGGGAGAAGTCGCCGGGTCGAGCTGCGGGGTCGGGGGAGCGTCTCTACCCGTCGTTCGCGATGGTCAATCACCCCGAGTACGTCTGGGAGGTCCGCGGGAACTCGGTCGTCATGGGCTCGGCGGTACCCTACGCCGCGAACCACAACTCGGGGACAGGGGCCTACGTTCGCCGCACGAGTAGGAACCAGAAGGGGGTCGCCTCGGTCCCCACTCCCAAGCGTCCCCTCGTCAACTTCGGCGAGCCCTTCATCGCCGACCTCCGCTACGCATTGGGCGTGCAAGCGTCGGCCATGGGTGGTAAAGTGGGTATCCTCGACTCCGAGTTCGCTCGGAGGTTCGCCCTCAACGGTGGGAAGATCGGACTGTGAGTAACCCCTCGACAAGCTACGGCCCCCAGATCGTCGCCAACGCGGCGATCGACCTAGTGGTGGCGAACTGGGCGACCGTCTGCGACTCCGCATGGTTGAAGGCCATGGGTGCGCCGGGTCTCCCCGCTCCCGTGGCGGGGAACTGTTTCACGTCTCGTCGAGCCCTGTTCACCGCGGAGAAGCAACCGGCGATCGGGCTCTCGGTCGTTCGGACGGACTCGGTCGTGACCGACGCCCTCGGAGCGATGGATCAAGTCCACGAGCTCGAGATTGCGGTGACCTCCGACTGGGGGTTCTACGACGCCTACGGGGTGCATCCTCTCGTGGAGGCGGCCGAGGGCGACCCTGCGATCCCGTTTACCCAAGAAACCTACGAGACGGCCCTCCGCGCCTACGTCGAAGGGATTGTGTTGATCCTCACCTCTCCCGTATGGGGGTTCCCGAACCTCGACGCCCGCAACCGAACGACGCCGAACTGGCCGGGGACAGGGATCTACAACTCGAGCCCCTTCTCGGGGGTGACCCCACAAGATTTTGTGATCGGTACCGACGAGACCGGACAGACCGTGATCCAACAGACCGTCCGCGCGTCGATCCAAGTTTACCAACGCCGCTCCCTCGCAAGGTGACCCCATGCCCGCAGTAACTACGACTCCCCAGTACCTTCTCGCGTCCAACCTCTCGGCGGTCTACATCAAGACGCAGTCGGCCCTCGGCCAGTACGATGACCCGACGCCCGCGGTTGCGCCCCCTGGGACTGGGTACGTTGGGACCAACGCCGTCCGCGTGGTCGGTACCCCCAAGTTCTCGGTCCGCGGTGCGGGTATCATCCAACGGGCGGACGTTCTGACGCCTTGGGGCGGCAACCAGTCCTCGAAGACGGGCGGCCTCGGTTGGGACATCACCCTCACGACGGAGTTGTTCTGGGCTCTCGGAGCGGAATACAACACCCTTGCGGACCAGACGCAGCTCGCGCCCCTGTTCGCGGCTTGTCCGTTCCGAATCACCCAGTCGGGTTACACGGAAATGTTCGTGCAACCGAACTTTGTCGCCTCCGCAACCCGGGATCTAGAGTTTGCGGTTCAACCCTTCTCGATCGCCTACGAGGAGACGAGCGGAAAGCGGTTCGAGGCCTACGACTGCGTCTGCGTTCCGAAGATCTCTTGGGAGTACGGTCAGAAGGTCATGGTCGAGTGGACGATCAAGGGCAAGTGGCGGCCGGTGACGTCCTTTCTCGGCGTCGAACCCGTCTACGTTGCTCCCGACCTCCAAGCCCCGATCGTCGGGGTGAACTGTACGGTCTCGCTTCCAGACATGCTCGATAGCGTCAACGCGGTGTCCAAGGTGACGATCGACACGGGTTGGGCGATCAACGACGTGGCAGACTTCCGCGAGACCTACGGGTTCGGTCTGGGGTTCATCAACCTTGCGGCCTCGCCCTCCATCGAGCTCGACGTGGCCGATTTTGCAGAGGATACCCAACCCGATTGGACCGCCGCTCAAGCGAACACGATCTTTCCCGATAGTTTGGTGTTGAATCTCTTTGTCGGGGACTATTCCATCATCTTCTCGCTCACCAACCCGCAGGTCGCGGCGTTCCCGACTCCGGGGGAGACCAACTCCTACCGGACGAACACGATCAAGTTCCAGGGCATCCCTAGCTCGAGCGGTCATCTCATGTATTGGGCCTTCTTGAACGTCTTGTAGTCTTTTCCACCACTACCCCGAACCGCAAAGGAGGGGCCGCTATGTTGACATTCGTTGAGAGTCATTGGGTCGAAGTCGAGATCTACCGGACCAAGGTCCGTTTACAGTGTCGGGAGCCGAACGCCCTCGAGGGGGCTCGGTACTTCCAGGCGGTCTCTCGGAGCATGGATCGAAAGGACGAGGTCGACGGCCTTGCCTCCATCATCCAGATCCACCTCGACCTCCTCATCGCGTGTCTCAAAGGGTCGGAGGGCGTGGAACCTGCGTTCCCCTCGGAGGGTACCGAGGCCGAGCGGCGGGCGTGGGTGACTCGGATCCCGTGGAACGACGTTTCGGCGATCGCCTCGGAGGTCGCGACGGTCGGCTACCCAAAAACCATAGCCGGGTCGAGTGGAGAGACTTCGCCCGGCTAATCACGTCCCACTCGATGCGGTGTTGGGAGTGTCCCGACGAGGTGCGTCACCGTAGGGGTTGTACGATGGGTTACAGACAGGGTCTATGCTACGAGGGCAAGGATGCACTGCCGGTGACCTGCCCCGTCCTCCTTCGCGAACCTGCGGGGTTCTGGGGCGCGTTGAGGTTGCACAAGTGGATCGAGCGGGGTAGTCCTGCGATCGCCCTTTCGGACTTGACCCACTCGCAGCTCGAGCTCGCCGAGTTGGTCCAACACGAGGTTCAAGAGGGCGAGAAGAACTACAACGAACGCAAGGAGCGGGCGACCCAACGGTTGGCCGAGCTTGCCTCCAAGATGAAGGGCTAACCCCATGGCGCGTACCGTAGCGGAGATCGACGGCGACTCTAGTGGCCTCGTCGGAGCCCTCGACAAGGGCCGCGACGGAATGGCGAAGATGGAGGCCTCGGGGAAGAAGCTCTCCGACCAGCTCCGCGAGGTGACCGACAAGGCCGACCAGGCGGCCGGGGCGATCGTCGAGAGGATCGGCGGACCCAAGGCGATCGCGGCCCTCGGCGGAGCAGGGATCGCATTGGGCGGCGCGAAGATGGCGGCCGACTTCTTCCTCAACTCTGTCGAGAAGTTGTTCAAGTCGATGGGCGACGAGGGGATGAAGGTCTGGGACGACGTGGAGAAGTCCCTCGACGCGATCTCCGGTGCGTTCGCGAAGGCGGTCCTCGGCGGCGGGTCGGCCGAGGAGATGGGGAAGAAGTTGATCACGGTCTTCGACGGCCTCGCGAAGATCGTCGAGGTCCTCGTGACCTACGGGTTCCCCATGTTGAAGGTCGCCTTCGACACGCTCTACTGGGTAATGGAGAAGCTCGGCCAGATCACGGCCGCGGACGCGGAAAAGTTCGACGCCCTCAAACGGGCCCAGGACAACTACGCCTCGGCGGCCGCGGTCACCAACGTGGAGAACCTCTCGAAGGCCTACCAAGACCTCTCGACGAGCCTCCAAGGTGTGATCGGCGACGAGACGGCCCTCGCGATGTCGGCCAACGATCGCGCCCAGGCGGAGATGCAAGCGTTGAAGGCCTCCTTCATCAAAGTGGGCGACATCATTCGCGACACCGAGATCCGAAAGGAGGTCGAGAAGCAACGGGCCGGTATCGAGGCACAAGCGAAGCGCGAAGTGGCGAACCTCGACCTCTCCCAGTACGGCGCGTCCTGGAAGATGGTCGCCGAGCGCGAAATGGCCGACCGAGTCGCAACGAAGACGGGCGAGCTCTATTCATCGATCGCAAAGCGGTTCGCGGAGTCGGGGAAGAACGCCTACTCCTTCATGCCCGAAGCTCTCCAACTGGCCTACGACTCGGCGGAGGCCGACCTCTCGCTCCTCTGGGAGAAGGCCAACGAGCTCTACGACCGCTACATCGGCAAGGAACCCAAGCCCCCTTCGACGGGCGGCGGAGCTCCCGCGCCCCCGAAGGCGGACCCAGTCGCAGACGCAGTCGCGGAGGCTCGGAAGCGGGCCGAGGCGTCGGCCGCGGCGGCGAAGATTGAACTCGACGCGACCATGCAAGCGACCGGCGATTGGTGGAAGGGTGTCACAACCGGGTTCAACCCGAGCGAGGGGTTCGTTGACTCGTGGCGCACTGTCGCGGGCGAGGTCGGGGAGATCTGGGACGGGGTCGTCAAGGCGATCACGACTACCGAGGAGACGGTGGGCACCGCGACCGAGAAGGTAGAGGAGGGCCACTCGGCGTTCTACGACAAGTACGTCGCCCAGAACGCGAAAATGGTCGCAGTCGGTATCGCGAGCGGCGAGAAGATCGCAGACATCGGCCGCAAGGCGATCGGCGCGGTTATCTCGGCCCTCGGCGACGAGGCCCTAGCAATGGCCTCGATCGAGACTTTCAAGGGCAACTTCGCCGGAGCTGCGGGCCTCACCGCGGCGGGTATGGCGGCCTATGCTACGGCGGCCGTTCTAGGGGCCTCTGGGAAGAAGGCGGCGACCGCGACCGCGGCCACGGCGGCCCCTGCGGCGGTCACAAACAACCAGACCAACTTCAACCTCCGAGTTGACGCGGCCTTCGCGGACGAGGAATCGATCGCTCGGTCCTTCGCTCGAGCTCAAAGTCTCGCGTCGAACCGTTACATGGCCGCGGGCTACCAGTAGGATCAACCAATGGCCAACTTCCCCTTGATCACCTGGGAGGTCCCCCTCCCGAAGTTTACCGCCTCTCTTAGCGGAGGTGCGGCCGTCGACGTGGAGCCTGTCCTCGGGTACGGGTTCGGCCTCGACGACAAGACCTCGAACATCGCCTCGGCGGACTCCATCGCGGGGCGGGTGTGTAGTGCTCTCCAAGCGGTTCTCGGGGGGTTCGCGCCCGTTGCTACCTACCAGTTCACCGCGAACACGATCCCCTCGACTTCGCCCCTATTGTGGACGCTTGCGACGGCCTACGGCGGACCGTTGATCCTTGACTTCGGGACCGACGAGAACGCGGCGGTCTACGGGTTCGACTCGTTCATCATCTCGATCGGGGGCGGAGTTACGACGACCCAGACGGCCTTCAACCCCGACGGGGTCTGGGTACCCTGCGGAGTCGCGGGTGACCTCCGGCGGACAACGGCCCAACGAGCGGCGGCGAGCTCCTCGGAGATGTCGGGCCTCTCGACCGACGTGGTCAACTGGGGCAAGGTCGCCAACCTCGAGTTCTTGTCGTCCATCTTCCCCGCGGCCAACTTGACCCGGTGGTATGCCTCGATCGAACCCTACTACACGGCGGCGGGTCGGGAGCCTCTCGACCCGAACAACACCTTAGAGGGCCTCCTCGCGGCCGCGGCGACTGGGGTCACCTTCCGCCTCTACCGTCAACCGGCGGACACCGCAGGGACGACCCCGACGACCTACAACGAGGCGCGTATGCCTCTTATCGCCGAGCGGTCGGCGGTGGCGGACTACGCCCAGGCGGACGACGAGCCCCGCCTGTGGTCGACGTCGGGAATGTTCTTCCGGGGGAACACATAATGGCCTCCGACCGCGTCCTAATCGTTCGAATCTACGGGATCGGTCCGTTTGACGACCTCACGGACGGCCTCACCCTCACGTCGAGGGCGGGCCTCGCCTACCTACCCAAGGGGACGATCGACGGAGTGGTCGCGGACATGGGTACGCAGTTCTCGTCGGAGATCCCAGTCTTCGGTTCAATGGGTTCGGACCCGACGACGACCTTCTCGGTCCTGTCTCTCCCCGAGACGCTCTCCATCATGCTCTCGCGGACGTCGAACTACCTTCGGAACAGCTCGAACAACGGGATCGTCCGAACGTCCTACTACGTCACCCCCGACCCGGCGGCGACGATCTACTGCGACGACACAACCAACCTCCAAGTAGACGACATCGTCCGAATCTCGGGGTCGACCTTCATCGTCACTGGGATCACCTCGGCGGTTTTGTTCACCGCAACGCGGATCTGGGACTCCCCGAACATCCCGATCGCGATGCAAGATCAAGGGACCGGACAGGTCATCGGCTCCCCGATCGTTTTGGTTCGAGACTACGTGGGAACTCGATACTCGCGGGGCGGGATCGAACAGCTCCCAGTCGTGATCTCGACCGCGCCTCTGTCGGCCAGCTCGACGGCCGACGAGGAGGTCATCTTCCGGGGGATGGTCTCCAAGGTCTCGACCGACACTTCGGCGGGTGGGTCGAACCAGATCAAGGTGACTTGCTCCTCCATCATGGGGATGATTCGGAACACTCCCTTCCGACCTGCGACAATGTCGGTCTACTTCCTCTCGTCTCTGCAAAGTGACGACCGACAGTATGTGAACCAGGGCGGAACGGTGAAGCTCCAAGCGAACTACCGCGCGGACGTCTCGGGCCCCCTCTGGGACTGGCTTGACGGACCCTACAAGACGAGGGTCGGGGTCGTTCAACTGCGGAAGGATGCAACGGGAGGCCTCTACAAGGTCGATCAAGTCTACGACCAAGGGAACGGGGTGGACTACACCCTACAAGCCTCCGGCGACTCGGACTACAACCCCGAGACCCCCGAGCGGGATTACAACCTCAACGTCCCGATCTTCTTCCACGACGGCGTCTACGCGAACAACATCGGCTCGAACCTCGTGGTCAACGTTGGAATCGGCCAAGGGTCGGGCACGCCCCCCAACGGGTCGTTCCTCAACGAGTACCGCGGCGACGGCCGAAACGTCCTCGAGTGGTTCGCCGAGACCTCCTTCGTGGGGAACAGTGGGTACTTCGCAACGAACGCCGTGATCGACCTGCTATTCGGGACCTTCAACGCCGACACGACGGGAGCGGAGGGCGTTCGGTCGGCGGGGATGTCCGCTTGGTTGCCGTTCGGGTGGGATAACATCGCGGACATTGTCGACCTCGGGGAGTTGAACGAGGTCCTCGGGGATGACATCAACGCGGCCCTTCCGATCCTCGATAGCGATTACAAGCCGTGGCCCTACAAACACGCCGCCGCGAAGACGGTCGGCGACGTCCTCGATTGGGTCTTGAAGCGGACAGGGGCCTACATGGTCTACGACCGCGGCCGGTTGCGGTTCAACCGTTGGGTAACCCCCGGAGTATGGCCTACCGAGATTGACGACCAGGGCCTCGCAGAACCGCAGATCTCCCTCAACTTCGACCGGAACAACTCGATCCAAACCTGCGAGATCGACTGGGCGAAGTCGATCCTCGACAAGGACATAACCCGCGAGAAGTACCGCGTCTCCAACGCGGACGCCCTGTTGACCTCGTCGGGGAAGACGGTCCAACTGGGGAACTTCGTCGTTCCCTACGGGTCGACAACGGAGCTCGCCAACTCCCAGGCTATGCGGGACGCGGTCAACCTTGTGACCCGGTTCTCGAAGGCGGCCGCGATCGTGGAGGTCACCTACCGCGACGACGTCTACGACCTCGAGGTGGGCGAGTTCATCGCCTTCTCCTCCGACTACGTCCCCTCGGCGCAAGGGACCATGGGGGTCCTCAACGCGACTGGGTACGTCCTCAAGGCCGCGAGGTCGTGGAAGACCCCGACAACGACCTACACGTTGTTCCTCTACGGGTACCTCACCGCGGGCAACCGGATCTCGCTTGTCTCCTCGTCTGGGCGCGTCCTCGAGGTAATCGACGACTTCACGATCAGGATCGAGGCGAACGCCTACACTCCGACGCCCGCTCTCGCTCGCCCAGGAGCTCCGACATCCGACGCCGCCTCGTTCTTGCAAACTCGAGTCAAGTTCGCACCCGAAAAGCTTCCGTTGCAGCTCCTCGACCAGTACGGAACCCCCTACTCGTTGACAAACGAGCTTGCGGACGTCGACGTCGCCAACAACTACTTGATCTTCGGCGACCCTCATTTTGCGGGGGCGATTCCCGGCGACGTGATCGTCATCGCAGACGGAACGACCGTTTGGATCAAGTCCCCCGAAGGGTTGACGGCCATGTGGGACGCCTTCCAAGCAGATTACGGTGGTAGCGTTATCAACGACTTCGATCTCTCCTACCCTTGGATGGTCTAACATGGCGTGGAAGAAGATCGACGACTACAACTCCGGCGACACTGGGACGATCTACCAACCCTACTCGGCGTTCCTCGCGCAGGGGTTGACGCAGAACGCCCGATCCTACCCCTCGGAGCTCACTCGGGGGGCCTCGATACCGTGGCGGCGCGACAAGCCCCCTCGGTGGGCCTCCTACCACGAGCCCGCGGGGACTGTGGTCTGGGTCAACTGCGGGGCGAACGCCTCGAGGATCAACTTCCGCATCCAATACGACACCGTCAACGCCCACGAGTCCGCCGAGGACCGGATTGGGGTCTTCTACATTCAATCCCTCTCGAACAACCGGACGGTGACCGTCGACGCCCCCGCGAACCTTGGCGGGACCCCGTTGACGATCGAGTTCACCGCCTACTCCGGGGGGTACTCGGGCTACCAGGCGTTCTTCATCGGGTTCCAATCCGACAAGGTCTTCGACCTCGGCCTCGTCGACGTCAACTACCTATCCGGGAACACAATCGGCCTCCTTCAAGTCGGGGGTGCGGGGGCCTACCCAATCACGACGGGCGAGAAGTACGAGTTGTTGGTCTGGGAGGACAACGCCTTCGTTATCCAGGCGGCGAACCCAGACATCGATCTGGAATGGCAGTTGGGGTTCGTCCGCAAGGACCCGCACCCCGCGGACTCGGCGAACGGGGTCATCTTCCCCGCCAACGCGATCTACCCGGTCCCGATGACCGTCTACACACAAAACGACAAGGACGCCTCCTCGGCGAGGGTCTGGGAGCTCGGAGCCCCGCGGCTCTACTCCATCTCCTACGTCGTCATCGAGGCGGAAGACTACACGCCGCCCGACCAGTTCAACCACTACCACGCCCTCGCGTTGTCGTCGGTCAACTCCGCCCAGTCGCAAGCGATCCCGACCTTCCGCCCCGAGCTCGCAAACAACCAGTGCGACCCCTACAAGTTGGGCCGAGTTGTCACCGCCGCGCCCGACGCCTTGACATCGACCTTCTGCGTCCAAACTGACGTCACCGGACGGGTACAGATCGCGATGACGGTCTTCCCTCTCAACGTCAACGCGACGAGCGCGGTTATCCGCTACGACATCCTCGACTCGACGGGCGCGTCTATCTTCGGCGGCCAGATCGTCGAGCCGTTCCGGTCTCCGGGGTTTACGCCCTCCTACTCCCTCACCCCGACGGTCAACCAGTCGCGGGCCTTGATCGGAGTGTTTGCGGCCGAGCTCGAGTGGGGGATGCGCGACGCCCTCCCGCAGTCTGACATCCAGAAGGGGACCCAGGTCGTCTTCGAGTTCCCCGAGTTCTCCTTCGACTCGGTGGGTTTGGGCGGCGCGGGAGTTTACACCATCCGGATCGAGTTCGGTATCGCCCACTGGGTCATCGCCTACTCCGCGAGGTTGATCTAATGTCTTCGTTCACCATTCCAGTCAACGACCCCGGCGCACCTAGCTTGCAGACCTTCCCCGACGTGATCCGCGGGGGAACGATGGACGGGTTTCTTCGTCGAGACCGCTTCGTCTACGCGACCTCCCGCCGTCTCCTGGTATCGGTTCCCAACTACTCGACGACTGACGCCGGCGCGGTCATCGTCTACCGCGGGCAAGCGGCCCTATCCGACATCATCACGGCGAAGTTCCAGATCGTGGGGTACGCCGAGAAGGGGACGGTCACTGTCGCCCTAACGGGGGGATGGTCGGCGTCTCAAGTGTACGGAACGACCGCCGAGGCGAAGTCTACGGTCCTCTCGACGACGTTGCTCGGAAACGCCTACGTCTCCTACCAGATCACGATCACGAAAACCGCGGGTCAACCCTACGTCAACGTCTACGGCCTCTCGGTCTACGAGACCCGCCTCCTCGAAATCGACCTCCCCTAGTCCCCTCACCCTCCGCTTGGAGCTCCCAGTGTCGATCATCTCCGCCGCCTCCGTCTTTCGCGCCCTCGTCGACTCCAAGGTGGAGGCTACCCGCGATGGGTTCCTCCTCCGAGACATCAACTCCCACACTGTCTCCGTCGGGACCTCGTTCTGGGACGAGTCGCAGCTCCTCGCCGTCCTCGAGGAGGTCTGCGTCGTCCTTCGCAAGCGGGGCGCGTCGCCAACCCCGAAGATGAAGGCCTCGGTGAAGCTCGACAAGTCCCGCCCGACCGAGGGCCTCCGCATTGACCCGCTCCCCGAGACCCCCAAGGCGGCCCCCAAGAAGGCCCCGAAGAAGGCCGCCGTCGAGGTTCCCGCACCTGCGGCCCTCAAGTCCGCTACCAAGGCCTCCAAGGGCCGTTCCAAGCGAGGATAGGATGACCGAACAGACCCCCGCCGAGAAGTTGATCGAGGTCGCAAAGGCCGAGGACGCGAAACGAGTCCGCGAGGTCGGGGGGATGAACCGAGGCCCCGACGTCGAGAGGTACCAGAAGACGGTCGGCCTCTCGCCGGGGTCGCCATGGTGTGCGGCGTTCGTCGCCTACTGCGTCAAGGAGGCTAAGGGCCTCACCGTCGCGCCCCTGTGGTGTAGCGGGTCGGCGATTACCCAGTGGCACAAGGGAACGCGGAGGATGCTCCCCGAGGGGTTCACGACCCCCGAGAAGGGCGACTTCCAGACCAAGGTCCGTCCCGGCATGATCTGGGTACGGGCCAAGGATGGAGCGGGAGCGGTCTCCGCCCGCAAGGGAACCTGGGTACAGGGTCACACCGGAATCGTCGTCGCCGTTGACGCCGAGGGGTTTCACACCGTAGAGGGCAACACCAACGGGGCGGGCTCTCGCGAAGGCGACGGCGTCTACTCCAAACTCCACAAGTGGAGCTACTCTACGGACATCGTTCGGACGGTCGGTTGGTTCGACCCCGAGTTCGTAGGTAGGACCCTCCCCAACTCGTAGGATCCCCCATGGTCAAGTTTACCCACTCGAAAGGTCGGATCAACGGAGGCCTCGCCCTCGGCGCGATCATCGGGGCCTTGATCCCAGTCGTCGCCGTCGCCGCAACCGGTGGCCTCGCGGCCGTCCCTGTCGCGATGTGGATCGGACTGGGGTCGGTCGTCTCCGGCCTCCTCGCAGGGAACGTCGAACGGAAGAACGCGGTTGAACGAGCTCTCGACGCCGACGCCGCGAAGGCGGGCCGTTCCGATGGGTAACCCGCCCACCGGGTCAATCGAGGCCCTCGTCTCGCGGACATCGGTTAGCCTCCCAACCCTCTGGAAGGTGGTCTGGGCGGTGACCTCGATCCTCGCGGCGTTGATCTTGGGCCTCCTTGGGATGCTCTACCAGGGCGCGAAGGCCGAGTGGGTCGCTATGCGGGCCGACGTTCGCCTACTTCAGCAACAGGTCGCCGCCCAACCCACGGCCTCCCAGTTCCAAACCCTCTCCAACGACGTCCGCGGCCTCGACGCCCGCCTCCGCTCCATCGAGCGGGTCGTCTACGGCGGCGACGAGTAGGCGTGGGGGTTGGGGTCGGTCACCCAACCTTTGCGCTCGATAGTTGTCCAGGCGTCGAAGGGGACTAGGTAGGCCTCGTCGCCCTCCGACAACTGGGCGCGGCCGAGCTCCGCGATCCACGCCTCCGAGGTGGCGTCGACGCGAAGGACCTCGATACGGGCCTCGAACCCGAACGCGAGGAGGGCCGGGATCCCCTGTTGCAACGAGCCTCGTTGGAGGGCGGTCATCTTGCGAACCTCGACGCGGTGGAACCCGTCGGGGACCCGCATGGGGGTGCGGGCCTTGGCCTCGAGGAGGCGACACCGGTGGCCCTTCCAGAACAACCAACCGTCGATCGGCGCGAACGGGTCGGGGTTCTCCTGGTAGACGACGGGGACCCCCGACTTCTCGGTCGCGTAGTCCGCGAGCTGCGCGGCGATGAACCTCTCGTTGGCCTTGCCTCGAGCGGCCTCCGCCTCCCGCTCGGCGCGGGTGCGACTTGGCCGAGTGGCGCGGGTCGCGAAGACATTGTGTTTCGGGTCGTGGGGGTCGAACATCACTTGGCCCTCCGTTCCGCTTCGACGCGGGCCTCGTTGTAGATCGTCATCAAACGATCGAACAACTGGGACTCCGTTTCGACCGTGGGGGCGGCCGCGGCCTTCTCTGCGTTCTTGCGAGCTCGAGCGGCCTTCTTGGAGAGATTGTTCCTCGCTCGGTAGTCGGCGTACCTCTCCGGGTCCTTCTTCACGTTGGCGAGCAGTTGCGCCTCGTACTTGGCCTTCGTCACTCGGACCCGCTCGTCCCAGTCGTGGAGGTAGGTCGGTTCGACCCGCAGACGGCGAAGGAGGCGGTCCTTCAACTTGACGACTGCGACCTCGAGCCGCCGCCCCTCGAGTTCTGCGTAGTTGTCCTTCCGCCGCTCCTTGTTGTTCAACCGGACCGAGTGGCGGAGGTATCGCTCGAGGAGGACCCGCTTCTCGGGGGTGTCGGCGATGGCGTGGAGCTGTGCGTCTATCTCGACGCCCTGGCGAACGAGCTCCGCCTCCCGCTTCTCGGCGTCGGCCTTGCGGCGGGCCTTCTGGTTCGCAGCTCGGACGGCGAGCTTGTCGGCGTAGTCGGCGAACCCTGCGTCGCGGTGCGACTTCCAACTGTCGAGGAACTTCGGGTTGGCGCGGATCTTGGCAACGAGGCGGGCCTTGACGGTCCTCTCCTTCTGGAGCTCCTCGGCGTCGTCTAGGGGCTTGCCGATGAGGTAGTAGTAGCGTTCCCGGTTCGACTGGGAGCGAGTCATGTAGGCCTGGAAGGCGACGAGGTCGGCCTCGGTCACGATCAACACTTGCAGCTCGGCCTCGACGGCCTTCGCCTCCTCCTCGAGGCGGAGGGCCTTCGCGGCGTGACGGGCCTCCTTCCGCTTCGCATCTCGGATCCGACTTTGCTCCGCCTTGTTCGCCCTGCGTTCGGCGAGCTTCGCCAAGGTCTCCTCGAGTCGCACCTTCGCGGCGGCGTTCTTCTCCTCGATTCGACGCGCCTCCTCCGAGAGGTCCTTCGCGGTCGGCATGGTGGGGGGCCGGTGCGGGTTGGGTATCGGGCGCGGAGCAAAGGAGCCCCCGCCTTCTTGGGCCTGTTTCGCGCGTTCCTTGGCCGCCTTCTTGGAGTTCGCCTTGTTTTGCCTTCGGGCCTCGGCCAGTGCGGGGTCGGCCTCGAGCTTCGCTTGGTACTTCTCGTTTCTCGCCCTCGCGGCCTCTCGCTTCTCAACTGAGTTCTTGGACGCCTCAACGCGGGCGGCCTCCTTCGCATCCTCGGCGGCGAGCTCCTCGGCCAGTGCCATGATTCGGGCGAGGGCGTCGGCCTTCTGGGCGGCCGTCATCGCGGCCCTCGTAGGGGCCTTGACGGGCTTGGGACGATTGGGGTCGATGATGTTCTGGTAGGAGTAGTGGTTCACGCCGTAGGACATCGGTTAGCCCTCCCCTGCGGTGCGGTAGTCGGCCCACCCCTTCCCGTCGGGGAGCGGGACTGACCGGCGGAACTCCGAGGCGTCGAGGATCCAACCGTAGCGGCTCCGCTCGGTCGGGTGGACGTGGATCGCGTTGACGGTCTCTCCATCGAGGACGGCGATCTGGATTGCGCTCGGAGCTCGGCGGGCGACCAGGAGCTTGACGCCGAGGGCGCGGTAGGTCGTGGCGCACCGGTTGGCGTCTCGCAGGTCCAAGAAGTGGTCGGCCCCGCAGTCGGTCTCCTCGGAGAAGGGGAACACGCGGAGGAACGCCTTCAACTCGCCCTCGCGGACAAGGGCGAACTCGCCCCACCCGTCCGAGGCGGTTTCGAGGTTGGGGTACCAGTCACACTTGAAGGACTGGGCGATCGTGCGGGCCATGGTCTCGCCTAGGAACTGGGCGCGGGTCATCTGGTAGGAGGGTTTCACTGTGCAACCTTGGGGGAGTAGGGGGGGAGAGGGCGAACATAGTCAACGAAGGGGCGGCCGTTCCAACTGGGCGGCCGATAGACGACAATGCACGAGCGGACGTTGCCACCGGGGCGGGCCTCGCCGTCGACCTCAAAGGCGATACGGCCCTCGAGCATCCAGATCTCGCTCGCGGCCTCCCAGACGGCGGACCTCCAATAGGCGGAGTCGAAGGAGGGCATGACAAGGGCAACGATCGTGCGACCAGTGCGACACTCGGCGGCGCACCGGCGCAACCACGCCCCCTGGTTGGAATAGGGAGGGTTGACCCAGATCCGACGACCGCGCCACGGGTCAACGAGGCCGTCGCCGAGGTCGGGAGAGATGAAGGATGGGGCCTTGGCGGTCTCGGGGAGACAACACGGGTCGAAGTCGAACCCGTCGAACGAGAGGCGATGGGCCGCCCAGTCGACGACCCACTGCGGGGTCGCCCAGGTGTCGGAGGTGGCAACCGAGACGCGGGAGGGGTTGCGAAGTTGGAAGGTCATTCGTCACCTCCCGACGGTCCGAACAACGCCCAGACGATCGCAACGGAGACGAAACCGAGGTAGGCCACCGTCAACCAGTCGTTGGGGGTCCTCTCGTCGAGGTACCCTGCGAGGTGCATTGCGTAGGAACTCACGACCGCCGCCATAGCAGGTAGGCAACCCAGACGAAAAACGCCGTCATGACCGCGAGGAGTAGGGGGTCGGGTTCGACCTTGGGTTGGGCCTTGCCGAGGAGCGTCCCCCACGGTAGCAGGGCCGCGGCGACTCCCTTGGGGGGAGACACCGCCTCCGTCTGGGTAGCCGTTTGGTCACGGGGCCCGGGCGGGGGTGCGTCGTCATCGGCCGCGAGGATGAAGTAGGCCTTCAACACGCGGAGATCGGTCTCGTCGAGGTCTTCCCTTTGCACGAGACGCGACGCGAGTCGCAGGGCGAGGTCCTGGTAGCGTTGGAGCATGGTCAATCCTTGGGGGGGAGGGTTAGGGGCGGCGGGCAATGACAACGATCCAGTCGTCGCCCCGCTCGGCGCAAGCGAAGAAGAACCGGCCCTCCTCGACCCAACGGTCGGAGGCGGCCTCGAGGAGGGTCTCCCAGTTCTCGGGGGTGACTGCGACCTCGACCGTCTCGCCCTTGGCGCGGGAGGCCTCGATCGCTCGGGTAGCGGTCGTGTAGGTCATCGCGGCACCTCCGCGCAAAGGCCGACTCCCCAGTTCCCCTTCGTCCGCGCCCACTCGGCCAACCATACGGCGTCGGCCTCGGCAAGGACGAACTTCCGCCCGAACCGGTTCTCGGCGAGCTCGCGGAGGGTCCGCTTGTGGTTATCTGTAAAGGACCGTTTCGGGAGGACGAGGTCGCGTTGCCACGCGGACGGGGTCACCGCTTGGAGGCGGACCCGACCCTCGAGGGACAGGATCAAGCCCGCCCACGCCTCGCCATAGACGCGACCGAAGACGAAGGTCGACGAGAGGCCCTGTCGAGGCATAGCCCCTACCCTCTCGATGACTGCCGAGTGGACGCCCTCGGGGAGGGCCGCGAAGTGGTCGCATACCAGGAGGGCGATCCGGCCCTCGGTCTCCGCGTCCGAGAACTTCGTGATCGCGAGGACCTCGCCGTCGCGGGAGATGGAGGCGATCGCACCTTGTTTGCCGGGGTCGACGCCGGTGTAGATCACTGGGCCCTCCCGATCAACTTCATCTCCGCGCGGTAGGACCACAACTCGAGGAGGCCAACCCAAGCTCCGGCGGGGGAGTAGCGGGCGACTGCAACACCCGAAGGGAGGTAGACCTTGTGTAGGCCCGTGTACTCCTCGTAGACGCAGACGAGGTCGGGGAGGTCGTAGAGGTAGCGGACGCGGTCGGCGATCGCGCCGATCGTATCGTTGCAGGTCAAGTCGGGGACGGCGTCCTCGACAGGCTCGTTCGCTCCAATCATCCCACAAAAGAAAAAACCCGAGGAGTCGTCTGGGAGGGGTCGGAACCAACGCATCCCGTCGACCCAGACCCAGTGTTTCAAGTAGCGGGCGCGTTTCGCGAGCTGCGTCAAGTCGTAGGTGTGGTGGTTAGTGGTCATGGGGGGCTCGGACGTGGCGGTGGTGGAGAGTAACAGGGGGAACCGGGGCGCGGCGAGAGAGTCGGCGAGCATCCTCGGCGGATTGCGCCTTGATCTTCTTGCCCTCGTTGTAGAGGTAGAGGACGACGACGGCGACGAGGGTCGGGAGACAGTGCCAGGTCGGGACCTTGTCGAAGGCGGCGAGGACGTACTGGGCGACGAGGAACAGCTCGGGGAGGGTGGCCTTCATCCTTCCCCCTTGACCCGTCGGGCGCGGGTGCGGGCGCGGTTCACCCAAGCGTCGTCGGAGGCCGCGAGACCGTAGGCGATGGAGGCCGCGGGGACTGGGCGGGTCAACTCGAGCTCGGGGACGCCCTCGGCGAGGCATCCCTCGGGGAGGTGGAGAAGGAACTCGAACCAAGGGTGGGTCGAGGTCGAGAAGGTCGCGAGAACCGCGCGGCCGTGGAAGGCCTGTCGGGACAACCCAACCTGTCGGGCGAGGTGGTTGATCGAACCGTAGAGGAACCGAGCTCGCGCCGAGATCGCTTTCTGGGCGTCTGGGTACTGCGGGACGGGGTAGGGGGCGGGGATGGTCATTGGGCGGCTACCTTACAGGGGAAACCCGTCGTCCTCGAACGGGACGACCTCGGGCGATGGGGCGAACAGGGGCGCGGCGTCGATTGCCTCGACGAGCTGCGTCCGCGGCGGCGGGGGCGGAGCGGGGAGACGGGCGGCCGAGGACGGCGACGGGGCCGCCGGCGGCGCGGGAGGGCGGACCTCGACGTGGTCAACCGTCGCAGTCGGAGCGGGAGCGGGAGCGGGCGGGGCCTCCGAACCAAACTCGGAGCGGTCATCGGCCGCGAGGGCGTCCGAGAACTCGATCGAGCGGGGGAGGTACTTCGCGGCGCGGCGGAGGACGGTCTTCTTCCCCATTTCGGCGAAGTCGGTCGCCCAGGGGCCCGAGTTCCCAGACTGGGAGCGGCCGCGAATCGCTTGGACCTCGTGGAGAGGCATCCACTCGAACAGATGCTCGCCGCCGGTGAGGGTCGCGTGGGTGTAGAACCCGAGGATCCGCGAGTCCTTGCGGCGGAGGTCGGGCTTGTGGACGAACGGAACCGCGGCCGAGTAGTCGACCTCAAACGTGTCCGTCTCGTAAACGACTCGCGAGGCGATGGAGGTCACCTTCCCCGAGCGACGGATAAGGTCGAGGAGGCCCTGGTAGCCGATCAAGAACGTGGCCTCGCCCTTGCGGGGGATAAGGTAACACGAACCGAGGACACCCGGCTCGAGGCCGAGCTGCGAGGCCGTCATGACGCACGCCATGATGGAGGCGGGGGTGCAGTCGGCAAGGCCGCGAACGGTGCGGAGCTGCGTCAACGCAAGGCGGGCCATGCGGTCGGGCGCGAAGTGCGACGGGAGGGCCGCCTTCAACTGGGAGAGGGTGGCGGGTGAGGCCAACCAACCTTCAACGGAACTGTCTCTGCGGGCGATCTGGGTCATGACTCTCTCTAGGTGTGGTCTCTCGACCGTTGGGGGGAACTGTTTGGGGAGGGCGACTACCAACCTTTCATCGGGTCTTCGTCTGGGTCTGGGTCGTTGAACGGGTCGTAGGTACCTACCGAGGAACACGACGGGAGGACCTTCTCGGGCCCCTCGGCGGGGAACCGGGGCATCCTTCCGCCCAGTCGCTCGAGGGCCTTTCGTGCATCTTGCCTTGCAGTCTGCGTCGAGTCGGGGTGGGCCACGGTCGAGACGAGCTCGGCGATCGCTCCCACAAGGTAGCGCATCGCAGTGTCGAGTTTCTTTCGGCGGTAGGTCTTCTTCGGCATCTTCATCTCCTCGGTTGGAGGGTTGGGGGGAGGGGCGTAGCGCGGCCTCGAACCGCGCAGGGAGGGCCTAGCCCTTCTTGGCCTTTGGTGCGGTCACTCGGCACGACGCGGAGACCTTGGTCGTCTTCTGGAACTGGGCGAGGAGCTCGGGGTGGGCCTCGCCGAACGCCTTGGAGTCGAACGAGACCCGCTCGGAGGCGTCCGAGAACGAGGACTTGAACCCGCCCGCCGTGGCGAGCTTGGAGGCCGAGCGGTGCGCCTCGAGGATGACCCGCTTCGCTTCGTCCTGGCGTTCCTCCAAGGCCTTGATCTCGGCGTTGATCCGAGCGTAGGTCTCGATCGCTTCGGCCACCTCGCCGTCAACCTCGAGCGGGCCCTCGCTTGCAGGGTTGATCGTCCGAGCGAGGGTCGAGAGGGCGTCCGCGTCGGTCGCCACTGGGAGAAGTTGGTCGGGATGGTTGACCCAGGCGAACGCCGTCGACGCCGCCTCGTCGATGACCGCGAACGCCTCGAGGTCGGGGTCGATGGGGATCAAGTGGAAGGCGTAGACGGTCCAAACTGCGAGGTAGCCTTTGTCGGCCCCGGTGACTCGGAGCTGCGTCTGAACCTGCCACCAATAGGCCAACCGAGCGTCGCGGCCGTCCAAGTGGGCGAACCCGTTGGTCAACACTTCCTCCCAGTCGAGGCGGGCTCGGTCGAGTTTGGCCTCGACGACTGCGACGACGACGCCCTGGTCGTCAATCACGAGACCGTCGGGGGTGGCGGAGACGGGGACGAACTGATCGCGGACGGCGACACCGGCGACGACCTTCTGGCCGAGGAGCCCTTCCGCGTGTTGAAGGATGAAGTCCTCGGCGAGGCGGCCGAGGGCCATGGCGTCCGAGTCCCAGATCCGAGGGTTACCGGCGAGGGCGTCGCGCTTGTCGAGGACAAGGCCGAGGAGGCCGCCGTAGGGAGAGACGCCCAGGACGACGCCGACCTCGGAAGCTCCGATGGTCTCCGCGCGGGTGGCGTGCCACTCGTTGGAGTCCTTGGGGTAGGGGGCGACAGGGGTGCAGGATGCGAGGTAGGTGTAGGGTTGCATCGTCGGGGGTCTTACTTGAGGGCCTGGAAGGCGTGGGCGATAGCAAGGCGGAGGGCGATCACGTCGCAGTTCTCGTCGAACCAGAACCAGACGGTCCCGGTCTTCGTCTCGAACTTGTTGTCGGAGTCCGTCCACGTGATCGTCGAGGAGACCGAGCCCTTCGCGCGGCCGCGGACGAACTCCGGGTAGAGGGTGACCGTCTGGGTTGCGATGGTCGCGCCGATCGTCCGAATCTCGGAGAAGGCGACGTCGCCGATGACACTGGGCGAGGGCTCCCAGTTCCGCGAGTCGTCGGTATTGAGGGCCGCCGCGAGGAGCTCGGCGTAGTGGGCGGGCGTGGAGGATTCGAGGGAGTAGGTCATGACGGGTTACCTTGGGGGGTGGTGGCCGAGTGGCCGAGAGAGAGTCGGAGCGGGGCGGCGAACCCCGCGAGGGCCTAGCCCTGCGACTAGTAGGCGGCGCGGCGACGCTCGGGCTTGCCGATGAAACCGGGGTTGTAGCGGGCGAAGCGGGGGCGAAGGAGCTTCATCAAGGCGTCGATCGTCGCCTGGTCGTTCGCGGCCTCGAGGGCGAGGAACTTCTCGGACATCTGGTTGACGGTGCAGGT